GATGTCATCCTAGGACGCATGGCTATGGGAGCAGATTATGTGAACCCAGCAGCTTGTGTAGAATTGTTCGCAGGAACAACTACAAAGCCAGCAGCTTTCTCATAAGTTTTTATTCTATACGGGGGCTCAGTCCCCCTTTTTTTATTATGGCAGTAATACCTTACGGAGTGTCTACCGAACTAGATGCTGTAAACTCAATCCTGATGAGCGTTGGAGAAACCCCAGTTAACACATTAACAGTGCAGAGCCCCGAAGTGGCTATAGCACAAAAGACTCTAAGGCAAGTCTGCCGTGAGGTACAAGCTGAGGGATGGTCATACAACACAGAGAATGAGTATCCTATTAACACCGATACTAACAAACAAGTTAAAGTTCCAAACAATGTTTTACAAATGGATTTAAACATTTTTCAACATGGTAAGGACTTCAACGTAGTTTTACGTAGTGACAATGGTGTAAAAAAAGTGTATGACAAAAAAGGTCACACTTTTACTTTTGAAAATTGTGATAAATTATATTTTGATATGATATGGATGATAGATTTTGAAGATCTACCACAACCATTTAAAGACTATATAACCGCTAGAGCTTCCAGAATCGCCTCTAACCGTATGGTAAACAACCCTCAGTCTGCTAAACTCCTTGAAGGGGATGAAGCTAATCTAAGGGCATTAGTGTTAGAGTATGAGTGCAAGCAAGAAGATCACAATATCTTTAATGATTATCAGTATCACCAAGATGCTAACACAACATACAGACCATTTAAAGTACTAAGAAGAATGTAATGGCAGCAATCAATCAACGTATTCCAAACTTTCTAGGGGGTGTATCACAACAACCAGATAAAATAAAATTTCCAGGACAGTTAAGGGTATGTGACAATGCTGTCCCAGATATAACATTTGGTTTAAAGAAACGTCCTCCTGCAGAGTTTGTTGGGACTCTTACTAATGCAAACACATCTGGTCATTGGTATGAAATTTTAAGAGATGGAGATGAAAAATATATAGTACAAATTACATCACATAACGACTGGAGTACAAACACAGCATTTAGTGTTGGTGATACAGTTCACAATGATTCTGGTAAAGTATATGTTTGTGACCAAGCAGGTACATCTGCTTCATCTGGTAATGGCCCAACAGGTACAGGATCTAATATTACAGATGGTACTACTAGATGGGACTACAGTGCTGACTTATCTAAATGGATAAGAGTATGGGATCTAGCAGATGGTACTGAACAATCTCTGACAAATTCTAGTGGAGATTCTATATTTAGCTATTTGTCTGGATCTACAGCACCATATGCAGTAACAACAATTCAAGACTATACACTGATAGCTAATCCAAACAAAACTGTAGGTACTGCAGGTACTACTTTTACACCTTTGAATAATGGAGATTACTCATTTGCTAGGCTGGATACTGTTGCTTACAATACTGAATATGTTTTATATAGTGGTACAGCTCCCACACCCAATACTTACTTCAGGGTTACTTCTGTAAAGGTAGATGTCCGAGAAGTTGTAAGTGAAATAGATGTAACAAACCAAGGGTCTGGATACTCTGCTTCATCACCGCCAACTGTAACTCTATCAGGTGGAGGCGGTAGTAACGCTACAGCTAAAGCTATAGTTGAAGATGGTAAAGTAACAAGAGTAGAAGTAACTGACGCTGGAAGTGGTTACACTTCGGCTCCTACAGTTGCTTTCTCTGGAAGTGGAGGTGCTGCAGCTACAGCCGTTATAGGATCTGGAGCTACATGGAACAGTGGAAATGAAAATCAATCTAAAGCTGGTACATTAACATGGTCATTTTCTGGAGGATCTGCTGTAGATACTACAGGTGCTCAAGTTGGTGGCTCAAATATTACAGAAAATATTGAAGGCAGTTTACAAGTTAACGGTAATAGTTATATTGCTAACAACATAGAAAACTTTGATGGAAGTGACTTTTTAGGATACACACAAAACTATGATGTTAGATACACAGCTACAGTTACATTACAAGATGGAGGTCTAATTAGATCAACTAATAAAACAACCGCAGAGGGTATGTTTATTGATGTAACTATTGAAGGTGTAAAATATCGTGTATCAGTTGAAGCTGTAGAACCAGTTACCACATATAGAGATGTATCTGGTATAGGTTATTTTAAATCACCTAAAAACCCAGATAATGGTACTCTTTCTATGGCTACCATTTTGAACGGATTAAAGACTTCTGTAAATAGTAGTCTTGCTAATGTTACTGCTGAAGTTATAGGTAGTGGTTTATATATGCACGGATCTGCTGCAGATGGTGTAAACTTTCTCGGTGGTGCTGTAAACGAAAACATGAGTGTCATAGGTCAGAAAGCACAAGATATTAGTAGACTCCCTGCTATGAATAAACATGGGTATGTAGCACAAGTATCGAACGCTGCTGATTTAAATACAGATGATTACTACGTAAAGTTTGAAGCTGATAATGGTGTGTCTGGTGCTGGTAGCTATAACGAATGTGTTAGACCTCATAACTTTTCATCTAATAATGATCCTATGGTAGCGGGTTTAGATCCTGCAACAATGCCACATGCTTTGATAAACAACCGTAACGGTACATTTACTTTTACTAAGTTAGATTTTGCTAGTAAGGGTAACACTGAAAACTACTGGAAAGATAGAGAAGTAGGTGATGATACATCTAATCCATTTCCCACTTTTGTTGGTGGTACAATACAAGAAATGTTTTTTCACAGGAACAGATTAGGTTTTATATCAGGAGAACAAATTGTAATGTCCCAGCCAGGGGAGTACTTTAACTTATTTATTGTATCTGCTATAACTACAAGTGACGATAATCCAATAGATATAACAGTATCTGATGTTAAACCTGCATTTATTAATCATATCTTACCTATACAAAAAGGTGTGATGATGTTTAGTGATAATGGTCAGTTTCTATTATTTACAGAGTCAGATATATTTAGCCCCAAAACAGTTAGACTTAAGAAGTTATCTAGTTACGAGTGTGATGCAACTATACAACCTGTAGACCTTGGTACATCAGTATTGTTTACATCTAATGTATCAGCTTATGCTAGAGCATTTGAAGCTACCATAATAGATCAAAATTCACCTCCTAATATACTAGAACAAACAAGAGTAGTACCAGAATTTTTACCAAAAGATATAACTAAATCTACAAATTCAACAACTATAGGTATTACAACATACGGTAAAAAAGGTGATACTGCAATATATCATTACAAATACTACAACGCTGGAGACAAACGAGAACAGTCTGCATGGTATACTTGGACACTAACAGGTACTATGCAACATATGTTGTATACAGGTGGTAGTTTTTTTGCAGTTACGTTTCACGATGGAGCATATAAACTAAGTAGATATGAATATGTTACAGATGCTACATCTGATAGAACATATGTGTTAGGTAAAGGTACTGTTGGTTCACCACTTACAACTTCAAGACAGTTTGAGGCACATTTAGATAATATGACAATAGCTACAAACGTAGCTGGGTCAGCTCAAACAACTACAGATCCAGAAAAAACTGTGTTACGTATACCATATGTACCTGCCAATACTACAGATTTATTTATGGTAGGTTTATCTGGTAACGACAGTGATGGCGATTCTATAGTTGGTACTGTCAGACAAGCCAACGCTGTAGGTAGTGTTACTGTATCTGGTGTTACACATGGTACAGTCACTTTTAACAACATAAATATAGCCAGTACAGCAAAAATTGCTGTGGGATATAAATACACAAGCACTATCGAATTACCAACATACTATTTTAATGCAGGTCAAAATGCTTATGATACAAATGGTGAGTTACGTATATCTGGTATAAATTTTGAACTAGGTGTAGGTGGCCCTATGGAGTTTCACTTAACTTCACCATATGAATATATAGATGCTAGTGGTAATGTTACTAAAGATATAGATGACTATGTACAATTTGAGTCTGGTATACTATCTAATTCTAGTGTATTTGATAAGCCTCCTGCAGACTTAGCTAGAAGTGTAAGAGTACCAATACAACGTAAGAATGAAAAATATACACTACAAATAAAAGTACCCGACCCCTTTTCTACTACCATTATCTCAGGAAGCTGGGATGGTAATTATTCCAATAAACGACATGTACGAAGGTAAGTATATTCAGACTTGCACACCAGAGTTAGCTCTACGTGTAGGTCTGAACTTACGCTATGAAGATAGACGTGAAACTGAAGAAGTCTCTGGTTTATGTGCTGAGGCTTCTATTTTAGAATCTTATTTTAACTCAGCATATTCTGTGTATTTTGAGGTTCCCAACGGCAAGGCTGCTGGAGTGGCGGGTGTGACCCCGCACAATATAATATGGATGTTATGTACTGATGCCAGCACAGAATATCCTCATACATTTGTAAGAGAAGCAAAACGCTGGGTAAACAGTTTACTTAACCCTTATTTATGTAACCAAGCAGATATGCGGAATGAGGCACATATAAAATTATTAAAATTACTCGGTTTTAACTTTATTAACTATCATGTCTATAATAATGTCCCTCTTATACAATTTATAAAACCATGTGCGATCCCCTTGCAATAGGAATCATCAGTGGTGCAGGACAAGCTGTAGCTGGAATTTCAGAACAGAATCGAAAGTACAAAGCTCAAGTTGATGCAGTCAACAGAAGCAATCAAATAGCTCGTCAAAAATACATTAATGACATAACTATCTCTGCATACAACGATCAGAGAAAGGGTGAAGTATTTACTGCCCAATTACAAGCTGATGCAGCAGCTAGATCTGCATTTTACAAACAAAGAGAAATAAATCAAATTGAAGCTAACAGAGCTAGTGAATCTGCACAACAAGAGTTGCGTGAAAAGATTACAGAAGGTCTATTCCAAAGTCAAACCAATTTAGCTAAGGCTATACAGGCACAAGGAACAATGTTAGCTGGTAGTTCTCAAGCAGGTCAATCACTTTCTATGTTACTAGATGATGCTGAAAGAACTCTTGGTTTCCAACAAGCTCAACTAGACGCATCTATATTTGATGCAACTAAGAGCTTTGGTATTAAACAATTTGGTATTGACTTAGATCAGTACTCATCAGATGTTACTGCATCTAATAATATAACTACAACCGCAAATGTTGCACCATCCGCATCATTCCAAACTATACGACCAATCAAACAAGAACCTCCTAGAAAACCATCTATACTTGGCCCAATTATGGGTGGCTTTAGTTCTGCTATATCAACAGCAACTGATTTAGGATGGGATCCATTTTAAATAAAAATCATGCAGTATAAAAGAAGTACCTCTACTATTGGTTTCAAAACTCGTAATACTGTAAACGAGTCTAAGGAAATAGCATCAAGGGCTACGGCTCTAGATAAACAAAGAAAAGAAATAGTAAAGGAATTTGCAGCTACAAGTAGCGACCAACTCAGTGATATGCAAAGGATTGATGGTCTACGGACACGTATTGATAATTATGAAATTGCAAATCGAGAAGAATTTACCAAAGCATTTACAGGTCTTTTAGATACAGCAGCTAGAGACTTAGGTAAGCCATATATCGACTCAAAAAGACAAGAAGGTATTGATTTACATAGAAGGTATGAAGCTGGTGATGAAGAAGCTATTGCCCTTGTAGATCTTAATGAAAAACAAATAGCCGAGCTTGATGAAAAATTATTAGAACTTCAAAAAGCAGCTGAAATGAAAGGGCAAGAGTTAGATAAACTTGCCTTACAAGAAGAACAAGTTAGCCTTGAAAATAAGTATAGAGCATTAAATATAAGAAAGTTAGGCCCAAACATAGCTTATGGGTATACTAAAGCATCTTTAACAGAAGGTGCTGAGGGTTTTATGCCTTGGTTTATGAACGCAACACGTACCAGAACCGATCAAATCCCAGGCGAGGACTTTACTGTTGCTGATTATGATAAACTAACAAAAAGTGCACAAAGAGATGCAGTAGAAGATTATTTACTTAATGAGTATATAGAACAAGTAAATGCCAACATAGGTGCAACTCCTAAAATTGTTGAGTCTTACTTGACAAAGTCTGTTATGAAACAGCTAAATAACTGGAAGTCAAGTAAACTATCAGACGAAGAACAAACCTTTGCTAGTCAACAAATTGAAGGATATAAAACTAATATCTTTACAGATGCTAAAAAATTTACAGCTGATGATAACAAAGATATTGAAGGTTCTAAAAAGAATCTTGTAAAATCTATAGAAACTTACGGGGTACTTGGCCCTAGTGCTCATTTCCGTGCAGGTACATCAGGTTCATCAAATGTTGCAACTAAGGAAGGAATTATAGATACAGTAAAAGCTATATTCGATGAAATTGATGATCCAAATGATATAGAATCTTTACGTGAATTTTTTGCAACTACAAAAATTAAAATAGGTAATTTAGGCACAAAAACTCTTGAAGAGCATTATCCTTTAGACTTTAAGCTAGATGATATTATATTTGATGAGGAAGAAAAACGTGCTCAAAAAGCTGAAAACACACAGAAAATACTTAAAAAACAATTTAAGGAAGAGGAACATCAACTTAAAAAACTTCTTGCTTTAGGCCCCGATGATGGCGGTATAAGTCAGACTGAGTTTGAAAATAGAGTACTGGGAATGGATAAAAAATATGCTAATTGGTATGAGTATGAAACCAGTATAACAACTTTACGAGAATACGTACCAAGTTACTTTACACCGTCCAAATCACATCAAATAGCATCTAAGGCATTAAAAGAAGAAAAGTTTATACCTTTTGAAACATATCTAGAATTACATCCTAGTGTTAAAGCAGACTACAAGGATAAAGTTGACTTTGATGATTTTATTAATACACCAGCTTCAACACAAAAACTAGAAACTTTTAAAGACGATATTGACTCTGCATTAGATTTAGTATATGTAAACGAGTCTGTTAATCCTAGTATAAAAAGTAAAGACCCTAGGTTAAGTGCTGTTAAAACTTATGCTTTAAATACTATACCTTCTATTGCTTTACAATTAAAAAAACAAAGTAACACAGAAGCACCTGTTCAAGATTTTTATGAAGCAGCATTTCAAATAGTACGTGACGATATATTAAATGCTAGAAATGCAGCTAGTACATATTTTATAGATGGTTCAGATAATTTTAATACTAAGTTATTAAATAATGCAGGTTTTAATACAGACAAAATTTCTGTAACTTTTAACGACAAAGTAAGAGATACTAAAGAAAATCTTCTAAATGCTTATAAAATTATAAACTCAAACAACGGTGACGCATTTACTATGGAAGGTGTACAACTGTTTGGGAAGATGAATGATAAACAAGCTGAAGCATTTTTCACACCTAAAAAAAATGATGCAGGTCAAATAGTTGGTCTTAACGGTCATTTTATGGAAATACAAAAGTTTGACCCATACAACCGTGATGCTTATACATTATTTAATTTAGCTAGAGAATCTTATGGTTTAGATCCAATAGACTTTAGTGAAGCACTACCTAACAGTGTTATAGAGATGCAAAATAAACTTAAAAATGCGTCTCCAGCTATCAAAGCCTTATTTAAAACAGGCGATATGAAGTCTATTGCTAGAGGATTTGAAAAGTTAAATATTGTACATTTACCTACATTAACTGACGCTATAGTATCACACATACCAATAGATGAAGTTGTTATACCTACTAATGTTCTTACTGAAATACTAGGAAGAGATAATGTAAACTTTACTCTAGATGATTACAATAGTAGCATAGAAACAAAAAATCAAGTTATAAGAATACATGTAAATGACTTGCTTAAACAGGCATCAACACTGTCTGCTAATAAGCACGTTGTTGTACGTATGGTAGCCACTGCTATTACTGGTGATAATATGTCTAACTGGGTATCAACTACAAATGATCCGATTGGTACAAAAGTATTAAACACATATTTAACTGGTACTGTTGAAGGTAACAATGGTGAGGGTAATGTTGATATTAGTAATTACAACAAAGTAATATTTAGCAGTCAAGAAATCAAAGCTCTTGCAACACCTGTTACTTTAGAAGATTTAGATAATCAACTAAATGCACTTGATAATGAAATACCATCTAAATATATTCAAAAATATTTTATAATACAAAATGGTAAAGAAATAGAGGTATCAGAAGATACGCCAGGGGCACGGACTTTACCGTTCTTAGTTAAGTACAATGAAGAATGGGGTATACATAAAGAAAAAGTAGATAAGTTAAAAGCACAGAAACGTGTGATAGAAGCAATTAGAGAACCTGGCCAAATTTTATGGGGTATAGACCAAAGAAGTGATGCTTTTAGTAAACAACTTATGTACGACATTAGAGCTGTTATAAGTGATGAAAGGTACAATGCTTTACAACAAAAGGTCGATAGCATGAACCTTGGTTACAAAAGTAATGAAAGACCTATAGAAGATCCTCTTGCTCTTATTCCAAAATACAAAAAAGGTGTATCATCATATAGACAAGAGTTTTTCAACTTGTTATTACAAGAACCTGAGTTTTTTATGAGTGAAGAGCCAGACACTACAGTAACTAAAAAAGAAAAAGTACAAACATCAGTGAGAAGAAAGTAAATGGATGAATTAGAAAATCTGGATTTTAGTGAACAAGATAAACAAACCTATAACTTAGATCTAGAAGCTGCAAATACTGAATTACAAAATGCTTTAAGTGGACAACAGGAAGAAGCTATAGATCCATCTGCTATTATGGATCAGGTAAAAGACCAAGGTTTTGTACCAGATAGTGCAGCTGAGGTTGCTAAAGAAGCTGGTAAAGCTCTTATTGGTGGTACTGCTGATGCTATTGATAGTGTTGGTAGTTTTCTAGATCTAACAGGTGACACAGCTATGACAGCTATAAATAGCTTGTTTGGAGTACGAGATGATAGAAATAATCCATTTCATGAAAATTATCAAAGTGGAGCATGGTGGGACATACCCGATCATATAGTACCTGAGAACGAATCAGGTCTAGGTAAACTTGCAAGAGGTCTTGTAGAGTTTGGTGTTTTAGCGTCTGTTACAGGTGGTATTGGTGGTGGTGCATTAGGTACAGGAACCAAGGCTGCTAAGATGGGTCTTAAGTTAGCTAAAGGTGCTGTAAGAGCTGGTCAACCTAGATTTATTGCTAAAACACTAGCTTATATACCTAGAGGTGCTAAGGTTGCTGGAGAAGGTGCTATTGCTGACCTTATATCATCTAGCTCAGAAATGGGTAATATAGCAAACTTAGTAAATCAATATGCACCGTTTGTACCGTTTTCTGAAGCGTTGTCTGTTGATCCTGAGAAAGATAACCCTTGGATAGCTAGAATAAAAACCATGACAGCTGGTGCTGGTATGAACGTAGTAGGTGATCTACTGGTTGCTAGTATAAGAGGTATGTATGGTGCAGCTAAAGAGTTTAACAGAACTGGTAACAGAGAGTTAGCAAACCTTAAAGGTACAGAAATAGCTGAAGAGAGCATGCAGAACTCTGCTACTCTTAAAGAAGCACATGACAATGTGATGAAAACAAAGGCACTTGATGAAGATAAAGGTATAGTCAAGCGTGATTATCGTAGAGAATATAACGAAAAATATTTAGACGAAGATGATTTTGCTGAGTGGGTATCTTTAAGTGAAGGTGGTGATTTATCTCCATACATGATAAGATGGCTAAAAAGAGAAGATCCATCCTTTAATGATCGAATGTTTCGTGTAGAAGAAGGTCAGTATAGAGGTATGCGTTCACTCAATGAGTTAGCAGAAAATATAGGTAATAGAAAAAAAGACCCTTGGTTTGAGAATGAAGGTGCAAGTAGGCTTCAAATAGAAGAAGATAAAATACGTGAACCAGATCCATTTGTAAACCCTGAGAAGTTTAACGACAGTGAAAAAGCAACACACTTTAATGAGCAACCTAACAAAAAAGTGGCAGCTAGAAAAGTTGTTGAAGAAGCTGTTATAAACAATAAAAGAGGTGACATTGACCAAGGAGGTTCTACTCTACCATTTTCTGAAGCAGACGTAAAAGCTGCATCTACAGAAATGGGTGCGTCTACTTTATATCCATACCTAAAAGATGCTGCTGATGAAATCGGTGAGATGGTTTTTAAGCAGAATGTTAAACAAGGTATAAATGCAAACATCCTTGAAGAAACTGGGGAAAAAATTGATACGAGTAGATTTACTCAAAAAGAAGTTACTAGAACTGTTTTAGAATCTGCAGAAGAGTTATTCACACAAATTGATGATGGTGGGTTAGATGCTCTTAAGAATATGCAAGCATATTTTAAATCTAAAGATAAATACATAGACTGGAGTTTTGACAAGAATAATAAGTTTACAACTGGTACGCCAGAAATGAAGGCAGCTATGATACTGATTACCAACGCTTTAGGTAGAAAGGTAGCTGATATTTCTACTGGAGCTGTTAACTTACCACAAGGTATGTCAAAACTAAGAGCTGCTGAACAGATCTATGATATGATGCAGATTATCATGGTCGAGCAAAGAAAGATTGCATACTTAACTGGTAATGCTTTACTACAACAGAAGATTGGTAAGAACGGAGTTGTTGGTTCTTTCAGTGCAGCTGAAAAACTAAGAATAAATACTGGTATAAAAGAAATAGTTGAAAATGCACAGACCTATTTTGGTGAGTTAAAACGACTAACTAAAGAAGGTAGGTCTGATATAGCAAACGATTTACTTGTACTACACCAACACTCTGGAGGTATAGTTACTGTACAAAAACACATACATGAGTACCTTAGTGCTTTGGTAAACAAGAACCCATTAGGTACACAAGTTAATGGTATACGTGTAACACCTCGTATGGTTGGTGAACTTAGATCAGTATACTACAACTCTTTGTTAAGTAGACTTACAACACCTATAAAAGCGGTAGCAAGTACAAATATGATCTCTTTACTACGTCCATTCCAAGCATACTTTGGAGCTATGATACGTGGTAATCAAAAAGAGATGTTGATTGCAGCTACAGCTATAGATAGTATTGGTAAATCTCTTGGTGAAAGCCTAGCTATGTGGAAGCACAACTGGGAACTAGGTGTAAATAGACAAACACAGACATACTCAGGTAAGTTTGATACAGAAAAAGATTTAGCAGAGTTTGCTGAACTGGCTAAATACTATGATAAATATGGTACAAAAGCTCAACAACAGGCATATCGAGTAACTAACGGTCTTATTATGGCTAATACTAGCCCATTTATGAGATATTCTCAAAATATAATGGGAGCTGGTGATGCTTTTGCAAGGACTCTTATAGGACGTATGGAAATGCGTATGAGAGCTGCGAGAGCTGCTATAGAAGAAGGTATAGATATGAAGAATGTAGGAGCATGGGCTGCAAAACATGAAGAAAAATTCCGTAACGAAATATTTGTAAGAGATAAACACAAAATGTTTGTGGTATCTGACAAAGCTGCAAGTTTAGCAGGTGATGAAGCTGCTATGACTAAAGCATTGCCAGAAATGCTTGGTATATTTGAAAAGTTAAGTAATATGCCAGGTGGTATGTTCTTTTTTCCATTTGTAAGAACTGGATATAATGCTATACGTTTATCATTTGCACACACTGAACTAAATAGGTTTACTAGACAGTGGGATGATATAATGAATGGTAATAATCTAGCAGACTATGGTATAAGACCACAAGATTTACCACAAGCACAGGCACTTATGCGTGGCCGTATGGCTATGGGTAACTCACTTGCAATGCTTGTAGGTATAATGTCTCTGCAAGGTTTGGTTACTGGAGACTTACCGTATGATAAGGAAACACGAGATCAATGGAAAATGCGTGGTATACAAGCTAACTCATTTAAAGTTGGTAACATGTATATATCATATAGGAATATGGAACCATTTAACACTATATTTTCATCAGTTGCTAATATAGTAACTAATCAACACGTTTTAGGTGAAGATATGTTTGACGATATGTTCCAAAAAACTGTATGGATGGGATCTGCACTGTTTGTTGATAAGTCTATGCTATCAGGTGTGGCTGATTTAGCTACAATACTAAATGCAGACACTAATGTAGGTGCAGCTCAACGTGCTGTAGCTAGGATAGCTAGAGGTATTATGCCATATCAAGGTCTACTAGCTGGTTTACGAGAGGTTATGGATGCTAATGAAGTAGAGGCCGTGTCTTTTCTTGAGCAAATAAGAAAGAATGACCTTATATTTAGAAGCAATATACCTAACAAATATGATGTATTTGGTAAAGATAGATCAGGTTTACCATATGTAGCACCTCCAGATAATCCATTCTTACGTATATTTAATGCAGTTAGTCCTGTAGCTATAGTTGACGCAGGTGATGATCCTGTAAAACAGGCTTTACTTGAAATAAACTACAATTTACCAGATGCTGTAACAACTTACAAAGGTGAGCGTCTAACATCTAAAGAAAGATCTGAGTTACAAAAGATTATGTCTATGGATCAAAGCCTTAGAACTAATTTAGAACGTATTGTAGGTGATAAAGCATGGCAAAAAATGTTAGAAGATTACAAAGAACGTGGATTTTTACGAAGAAACGGTGATGGGGTTGAAGGACAGATGTTCTATCAAATGGTACATAGAGAAATAGTAAGAGCAAAGAAACGAGCTATAAACCAATTATTAAGTAAAGACGAATTTACTGATCTTAACCAAAGAATACAGATTCGTGAACAGAAGAAAAAAGCAGCAAGAACAGGTAATTACAGTAGAATCGACTACTTAATAAACGATTTTCCAAAATAAGATTGATTATCAATGGCAGTTACAACTAAAAAAACTTTTCCTGCTACGAGTAATGCTACTACAACAACATTTACTCCTGTAGGTATACAACTGAATAACCAAGATGATCTAGATGTTTATGTTACATTGTC